CGTAATCAATATGAAACAAAAATATATCCAAATAACCAGTGACGGTATTATCAGTAATACTCGTCTCGAAGAGCTGTCAAAAGACTACAAAGTTATTGGTGTCTATAATGACCACAATAATATAGTCTATATGCTCAAGCGCATGAATTGGTTTGCGCGTACAATTAACAAATTATTTTAACTTTTAAAAACATCATAATCAATATGAATAAGAATACGCAGGTAGAAACTGCCAAGAATGGTCAGGCTACCAATAAGAATACATCTAATGTTCCTACAGGTAAGGTAAAGTCTATTAAAGACGCAGAAGCTCGTAAAAAGGCTCGTGAAGAACAGTTCCGTAATTTCCGAATTAATGCACTACGTCGCCGTTGTGCTCGTATGAAGTTTACGGAAGAGAAGACAGAGGAGTTGGTTAAGAAACTCATAGAGCAACTTAATGCTCCGAAGGAATATAGCATCCTCGTAATGCTAGACACAAAGGATAGTGCTATGATGAAGGAGGCTTTGGCAAAAGCCAAGATTCAGTATAAGTATCACGGAGATACGTACTTCTCTATAGATGGTAATCAGGATATACTCGCGAAGATTCGTGAGATTGCTCCTCCGAAAGCAAAGATATATCCATATGCTAAGAAGATGGAATCAGTCATATCCAAAGAGGAGATTCCGAAGAAACCCAAGAACAAGAACGTTCCACATAGCCGCCCAAAGGGTAAGAACGTTCTCAAAAAGCGCTATAATGTTGCTAATATGAGCAAGAAGAATCGTAAAAACTTCAAAGCTCAAGTAAAATCTCTACGCGACAAATGGGCCACTGAGAAGGCAGCAAAGAAGAAGGGTAGTACAACTGTCCAGCTGAACTCTAAAAAGAGCTCAGAAGGCCTTAAAAAGGCCGCATAACCTATGTTAGATTTAATAGCTAAACTGATATGGGAAGTCGCAGTGTACGTCCTAAGGTGCGTAGAAGAAAAGTAGCGCATCTTGCAGCCATGAGTCGTCAATTCTCCGTTAGAAATTGTACCGTACCTAAAAAGTTTTCTGATAAGAAGATATATCAGGTTCCGTGGAATACAATAACAAATAAGCTATCTAGATTCAATGTAGGACCTAATATGGCTGGAGCATATATGGTGATTAACGATAAACCTGATAAATACGGATTAACGTATCATCAACTCACTTGTAATTGGAAACACGAGAAGTATCCACAGTGCAAGTCTCTTTATAAGAGAATACGCGGAGAGAAGTGGATAAAACATAAGGATGGAACAGTCGAACTTAAGAAATGGGACTATCCATCAGAGTATCCCAACTCACAGGATTATCAAAAGAAACTGTGGAAGAATCTAGGCAAAGCAGCCAAGATGGAGTTTTATACTCAAGATAAGCTCAAGAAATGGGAGAAGAAACATCCGAAGCCTTGTCCTGACGACGATTTGTTTAAGGACGAATTGATTCCTGCTTGGGAAGCTGAGAAGGAACAGGCTTTGATACGAATAAGAGACTTCGTTGTCTCTATGTTTGACAAGTTACCGCTCACTGGTCGGTACAAAATCAGTGAATCTGGTACTGCACAGTATCAGGAAAAGCAAATAGCAGAGTTGAAAGACATCAACGGTGATGGTCATCGTGTGAATGAGCTGGATAAAAACTCTAAGCTGCTGAGAAAGGCACAGAAGATTACGAACGAGGCTAAAGCTCTGAATAAGAAGCTTGTAGCATCAAACCTGAAAGACCATAAGCGTAAGAAGGGTCGTATGATCTTGCCTCAAGCCGCATAATGCACAGTAAAGCCTCTTTTAGTACACCATCGCTACGTGAAATTCGTAGCAAACGGAAAAAATGTAATACGAGAGTTGAGCTCCCCGATAGCGGAACTAAAACGTAACTGTGTAGCACACTACTGCATGTCACGACATCGGCAGATTCGAAAGAATCGGGGGTGACCGCGCAGTTCTTCGTGAGTCGCCAAGCGTCTCATTCGAAACGGAGAGTGGTTGAATTCCACGGTGTGCGCAAGTGTAGAATGTCATTTAAAGGTAAGAACGGGGATGGTGTAAAGATATTCGAGAAACTCAATATTTCCTTTAATAAGGTTTCCCTCCAATCGGTGATGTGAGGTTCGACTCCTCACCATTCTACTAGTATAAACTAAAGAACCTTTGAGTCATGTGGATACGAAATCGACGAGTCTACGTATATGACGTAGAGATCTTCCCTAACGCATTCCACTGTTGCTGTAAAGATACTGAAAGTGGACAAATACATAAATTCGAAATATCTAATAGAAAGAATCAGCTAGACAGTCTAGTTGATTTTTTCTATTATGATAGTTCTGAAAAGATGTTCTGTGGTTATAATAATCATCACTATGATGATGTTGTAATTAACTATATAATAGATTACTATTATAAGTTGTCTAATATGTCTTATTTAAAGATATGTCAGTCTCTTTACAACTTATCGAAATATATAGTGGAAACGGAGGATGAAAAATACGAGCGGATTAAGCGATGGAAGTATGCACATTACTTCGAATCGATGGATTTGCTCACAATGCAATTCAGTAGAAAACTACGTGTTGGTCTTAAGACTATGCAGGTGACAATGCATTATAGAAATGTGCAGGAGTATGATGGTGACTTTAATGCTCCTATCAAAGATGATGACATCGATGAGATGATTGCATATAATATAAACGACGTAGATTCAACAGAAGAGTTATTAAACCGTTTGAAACCAGATATTGAATTGCGTTTGTTCATTGAACAAGAACACGGCATAGACTGTTTGTCTATGGATAGTGTGAAGATGGCAGAAACCTTTCTGTTAGAAGAATATTCTAAGAGAACAGGTATTCCTAAAAATGTTATAAAGGAGATGCGTTCTCCAATGGATTATATTCCATTGAAGGATGTCATATTGCCATATATAAAATACAAAAATCCAAAGTTACAAGACGTTCTAGAAGATATGAAGAAACAAGTCGTATACTCTAAAGAACGCAAAGGCTATGAGAAGAAGTTTGTTCTCTCAAACGTGGTATACTCTGTAGGCGTGGGTGGTATACACTCCATCCACACACCGCAGATATTCCTACCTAAAGATGACGAGTTTATAGGTCACGCAGATGTGACTTCGATGTATCCGTCCTTCTTGATTAAATATCAATGGGGACCTCGCCACTTAGGAAAAATCTTTTGTGATATATTCGCTGACTTATATGCTGAGCGAGTAGAAGCAAAACGTACAGGTCAAAAGATTAAGAACTTGTTTCTAAAGATCGTGCTTAATTCTCCTACAGGTAAAATGCAACAGGAGGTAAGCTGGATGTATGATCCGTTCAATGTTTTTAAGATTAGAATAAACGGTCAGCTAATCCTTTTAATGCTCGTAGACAGGCTTTTAGAGCTCGGATGTGAGATTATACAGGTCAACACCGATGGCGTCGTCTACAGGGCTAAAAACAGCCTTAGAGAAGGAATTCAGGAAGCCATCTCAGAGGTTGAACAGATTACACAGCTTATGTTTGAAACCGATGAGTACGAAGCATTCTATCAATACGCTATCAACGACTACTTTGGGGTCTTGAAGAATGGTGAGATAGAAGAAAAAGGTATGTTTATAACTAAAAACAAATTAGGTAAGGGACTAGCACCTGTAGTCATACCTAAGGCAGTTATAAATTACTTTGTTCATCATATTCCAGTGACAGAAACTATTGAGAAGGATAGAGAAATCCGTGATTTCTTGATGTCACAAGCAGTAGACAAGAAGTTTAAAGTTATACATGGTGATAAACCTGTACAACGTATCAATAGATTTTACGCAAGTACAAACGGAGCATATCTCTTCAAGGATAATCCTGAAGACGATAGAGACCGAACAAATATGTTAACAAAATCAGGAGTAACAATCCTGAATAAGTTTGATGATCGCAAGATAGAAGATCGAAAGATTAACTATCGGTACTATATCAGTGAAGCCAAAAAAGTGATAGCGGACTTCACTGAACAACAGCTATCATTATTTTAGTAACCAACTTAGAACCCCGAGTCAACAGTATGATTATTGAAGTAAACACTAAGCTCTTGGATGAATTTCCAGAGCTAAACTCAAATCAATTACTGTTCTTAAGTATGGTATTGGATAAGAATCAACCATCATATCAAGACGTCCGCAAGATTGTCAGCCTAATCAGCGACGACGAGATATCATACTTAATCGATAATTTATTAGTCGAGTCGATAGAGAGAGGAGACTCTGTGACATATCAACCAACAGACAAGTTGAATAAAGCAATAACTCCTAATAAGAGCTATTTCGACTTGTTTTACGATATGTATCCAGTATATGTGATGCGTAAAGATGGCACTAAAAGCTATCTTCGTGCCAATGTAAATAAATGTCGGCATTTCTTCAATACTAAATGTGGTAAAAGCTCCGCTATGGCAGAGCATATAATTAAATGCCTCGACTACGAGGTGTCTAAGCGCATGAGAGAAGGCTCCCTTAGTTATATGATGACTATGTGGAATTGGCTCACTAGAAGCCAATGGGAGGCCATCGAGGAAGAAATGGAAGATACGAACAAAATAGCAGTAAATTCTTATGGAACAGATATCATCTAAAGTACGTCCAATGAGTGTTGTAGCTCAAGAAGCTATCAACTATATCAGAGGTAGAAGGGAACATAATATTGTTTCATTGAAAACTAGGTGGTCTAAGTTTAATAAGCAGTGTATGGGAGGTATTGAACCAAATACCGTTTATACCATAGCTGGTATCTCTGGTTCCGGTAAGAGCTCGTTTGTTAATGAGCTAACTACTGATGTGATTGATTTGAATCCTAATGAAGATATAATCATCTTATCATTCTCATTAGAGATGGTTGGATTTAGGCAAGTTGGAAGAACGCTTTCGAATAAACTTCGTAAAACGACTTCTACCTTGTATAGTTCGGAGACGGACCTCGATGACAATACCTTTAAGGAAGTCATTAGAGTATCTAATCAGCTAAAGGAATATCCTATCTATTTTGTAGATAATCCAGGTACTCCTGAAGATGTAAGACGTATTATAAATGAATTCTATTTCACCTATGTGAAAGATACGGGCAAGCACTTCTTAATAGTGTATGACCATACTCTGCTGACGAAACAAGTTGGTTCTGTAATAGAGACAACAGCAGAACTTGAGCGTGTTTTCATACAAGCTAAAAAGTTCCCGTTAACGTCAGTAGTGCAAATAGCACAGATGAATAGAAACATTGAATCTTCAGAAAGGATAAACAATCCGCTGAGTCATTACCCAATGCGCAGCGATTTATCGTCATCCGATGCAATGTTTCAAGCGAGTGATTATGTGCTCGTAATGCATAGACCAGAGATTTTGAACATACAAGAATATGGTCCGAATCATCTACCTACACAAAACAAAGTCTACATGCATATGTTGAAAAACAGAGATGCAGGTAAACCTTGTATACTTGAATTCGAGAATGACCTTATGTTTAATAATCTGATTGAAAGCTAATACGTTGTGGATGACAAGTATTAACTTTTAAATTTAGGCTGAATTATGACAAAGACTTTCACTTTTGGTAAGACTAAGAACAACAATAAGAATTATTCCTTTCTGGCTAATCCCAGCAGTACAAACTATTCTAAGATTCTCGATGATATCATTCTTACTGATATAATCGACAAGAACCAGTATTTGTTCAAGAATCTGAGTACAAAGAATGAGGACGCTGATTATTTCCTCAGCAAAACTTCAGGTGATATTATCCTGACGGGCGGTCCCAAGTTGTATGATGCTGGTAAGTTCCTTACCAATTATAAGTTGTATACCAAGAAGTATAAGCTCCCGTACATTATCGGTAAGTGTTATACTCTGTCAGATGGTACTCCTATTGTTTTCTACGAGAATAATATTCAGATTGGTTACGATTTCTTCGATTACGAGGACTTCGGTAATATTTCCTTCCTGAATTCTCTTGCTGAGAACAAGAAGAAGACTATCATCGACATTTATATTAAGGGTGCTAAGAACATTAATATTAACATCCTTTAATTATTAGAACTTTAAGTCAATATGATAACATTACCTACTCAAAAAGTTCCTGCAGTCTCTACTAATCCTACATATTTAATCCTATACGGACTTCCTAAGTCTGGTAAGACTTCGTGTGTAGCACAGTTGGAGAATAATCTCATCATAGACCTTGAAGGCGGATCTCAGTTCATAGATGCGCTAGCTGTTCAGGCACGTACCATCAATGATCTGGGAGAGATAGCACAAGCCATTAGAGCTAAGAACGATGAGGTAGGACATAATTTCTATAAACATATAACAATAGATAATGCTACACGATTAGAGGACATATGTATGTCTTATGCTTGCAAATTGTATCAGCAGACTGAACTGGGTAAAAACTGGAAAGGTACTGATGTTACAACACTCGCAAGAGGTGCAGGTTATAAGTACTTACGCGATGCTGTAAAGAAAGTAATCGATATGTTCAAAGATTTGTGTGACGAGTTTATCCTAATAGGACATGTCAAAGATAGTATCACCGATAAAGATGGCGAAGAGGTCAACGCCAAAGAAATCGACCTCGTTGGAAAACTTGGAAAGATTGTCTGCGGAATGGCTGATGCAGTCGGATACGTCTATCGGAAGGATAATGAAACGCACATTAGTTTTAAATCCGGAGGAGATGGAACGATCATGGAAGCTCGCGCTAGACATATCGCGGGCAAGGACATTGTCATTGCTACCGGAAACGATGATGGATCTATAACAACCTATTGGGATCGTGTTTATAAACCTGAATAAGAACCTTAGAGTCAATATCGGAAATTATGTATAGTACAAAAACAGCAACAACAAATAATCAGGAGTTTACAAGCTCCTATATGCCTGTAGGCATCAACGAAAATGTAACTTTAAAAGAAGTTAATGTAAATAAAACACCTCAAGGACGTGATTTCTTGGAGATAATCTTTGAGAATGAACAGGGTCAGACAGCAACTATGACTGAGTGGAAGAACGAGAAGAATATGTGGATTAAGACTGATGAAGAACTTCAGCAGCGCGATAATCAGCAGTTCGGTCGTATTCTGCAGGTAATAGATTCTGTTAACGGTAGTCATAATGAGTTTGAAGGTAGCTCGTTTATTGAAATGATAAATTGGGTTAAAACTCAGCTGGAAACAGTTCAGTTGGCTACTCCTCTTCGTCTTAAGGTGGTTTATGACAAGAAAGGATTTACGAAAGTAAGTTCTCTTGGTGCATTCGTTGAACCTATGAGTGTAACAGAGTCTCAGATTAAGCTCTGGAAGAACGATCTTCTTGAGCGTCCAGTTGTAGCAGACAACGAGCCTGCTGCAGATCCGCTTAGCGTAGCAGCTACTCCGGTGACTGAGACTTCAACAGGTGCTGACGACCTGCCTTTTTGATATACCTGAAAAGGAAATCATAAGATACATCCACTTAGATAGGACGGATAAACTTTATTTCTATAAATTGAGATGGAGTTGTCCTCATATCTATATGTGGTTGATGAAAACGGTCAGTGGTGGAGGACTGATAGGTTAATCCTGTCAGCCCCTAACGAAGAGGTCAAATCATATCACTCCTCTTAGAAATAAACATGGTGATATGTGGGTTGGAAGTTTTATTCAAACTGTGTAAAAGACAAAGAATATACAAAAGAGTTTAAGATGACCTGAAGTGTGATCCTGGAGGCTGCGTATGAAAAATTACGTAATAGGGTTCGAATCCCTACACACAACAATACAAAAGAG